AATCTAAATGCCCAAAATTCATATTGTATTACCTCATCATTCATTCAACGCTGATGAGAACCAAGGAGGAGAATACCCTTGAGGCTAAAGACTGTGAAAAGAGAGCAGTCCTATCCGTCGTTAAAATTTCGCACCTAGCGAAGTTATGTGAGAAAATTCATGCCCGAATCACCCGCTTAACAAGCGTGTGGGTGATCCGGCCCGCGCTCCTTATGGCGGGAGCAAAAGAGAGACAACGCGCTATAGAACGCCAAAAGACCAAACAGAAACTAAAAGGTCAGAAGCGCAAGTCTCAAGAACGCTTGGACGAGGTCAAAGAAGTAGTTAACCAAGTTTTTGAACACCAACTACACATAGAGGACGAACCTCTGCCCAGTCTTGACGAACTGAAGCAGGAGAAGAACGAAATAGACCGCAATACTAGAAAACAGGAATTCATGACCCAAATTCCTAGGTATTTCGTTGACGCAAAACCCGAAGAATTGGCCCGTCTCGCGAATATGTATCCCTACTGCATATGGACGAACGTGCTACGTCGAGGCGACAGCCAGCCGGAATGTCCCCACTTCGTGGGCTCATACCACAACGCTTGCTCTCGCCACCAATATGACCCTGATGTCGACTCTCAAACATTCACTGCCAACGGATTTTTGGTGCAACAATTCCGTTACATTGAAAAGTTTGAACAACTTGAAGCCAAAAGAGAAGAACTTCATGTCGACATCCCCGCCCAACAAATTTTGAACTTAAAAATTGAATTTCCTTTCTTTTCTAAGGATCATTGTGGCCCAAATTTTGAAATGGGAGTCCACACCTATAAGTTCATGGGCGACACGGTCACAATCAATAAAGTCAGCAAACATTACATTTTGGGTGAGGTCGATGAAAACTCTGACTTGGTCCCCAATCCTGGAGCTGACACTTTGCAACAAGACAAGAAGAGAAGACTTGTCGAGGCGATGATTCACCAGGCTCGCCGACTTCCTAGGAACGAGGATCTCGCTCGCTCCTTGGTGGCCAAATATGAATACATTTGTCGTGCAAATGAGATCGATGCCAGTCAATATCGGGCCTTTTTCGATCAAGCTCTTTACGAATTATTGCAGCACGATGATTTCACCTTGGTCACCAAAATGAGATGCGCGGAAATGTTAAGCGCTATTGATAAGAACCCCAGTTTCCGCCAACTCTCGCAGATCATCCGTCGTCTAAACAAGAAAGGGCTTCTCGACGACTACCTCCACGAGATGAACGATGATATGTACCAATCTTCTCGCACGCGTGAACTCCTTTCAATCCTCTATGGAAGTGATGTCCCGTGCCTTTTTGCACACTCCGTTAAAGTCTACGACATTTGCGCAGAATACCTGTGTGGTAAGCCACGAACTTACCATATTGATCCCCTTGACATAATCATTAGCAGAATGAAACCCTGCTCACCTCGTTTAGCTTATGTCAAGATTGGTCCCAGTATTCAAACTTACTCACCGCAAGTTAGTCGAACCTGTGTGCACAATACTATAAACGCTCTTGAAACTCGATTCGTCGTCGATTTTGAAAATTGTTCTGTCGACGAGTCCGAAGAAAAACTCTCTTGGGAATTGTTCACCCGTGCGTTCTACGAAGCATGTGCCATCCATAATTACAAATTTAGTCTGATGACTTATTATGAGTATATAGACTCCATGGATTGGCCCTTCAAATTGAAAGAACGTGCCCGCGCCCTTGTTCCAACATTAGAAGGAACTGAGAGAACTTATATTGATG